GCGCCGATCGCGCACGACGTGGATGTAGGCGCTGCCGCCGACCGCAGCGTACACCGCCAGCAGCGTCCAGAACTCGCGCTGCGAGTGCATCGCGTTCGGTCGCGCCAGCAGTCGCGCCAGCGGCGATGCGCCCATCTCCTCGCCCTGCGCGTTGTAGCAGCGCATCGCTGGCTCGACGAGATCGAAGGCGAGCGTCGAGACGCACGAGAACACCGCGGCGTTGCGCCGGTAGCCGTCGCGCGACAGCGCGCGCCACGTCGGCTCCAGCACCGTGCTGTCCAGCCAGCGCGGGACGATGCTCAGGCCGCCAGCGCGCAGCAGCCACCGCGCCAGACCGTGGCGAACTCTCGATGTGATCGACATCACCGTACCCCCTGATAGGTCGCCGCCCGCAGCAGCGGGATTGCGCCACTCACGCTATCGACCTGGTCGTCGTGTGGCCCAGCTGGGAACGCTGTGGCCTCGTCGATGAACTCCCGCACCCACGGCCCGGCGACGAGCGCGACCTTGCCGGCCTCGGCCCGCGCCGCCCACGGCATCGCGCGCTGGATCTTGTCGCCGCGAGGCGCGACGCCGCGCAGCGTGACGCCCGCGAGCTCGCGATCGCGGCGCAGCTCCTGCAGCGCGGCCAGGCCGTGCATGGCCTGCTCGACGGCGTGGATCGTCTGCGGCTCGCGCAGCATGGTCTGCACCATCACGCCGCGCGCGTCGGGCCACTCCCAGCGGCCCCGCACCATGTCGCGCACGTACAGCGTGCCGTCGTCGGCCATCGCCACCGCAGCGCTGGCGGTGTAGTCGGCGCTGCTCTTCGTCGACGCGGCGAGGTCCCAGTACCGCACCCAGCGCAGCCCCGGCGGCGCGGCGTCGATCACGCGGAACCACGCCCGGCGGAACATCGCGCCGTCGGGCTCGACGAACTCCCCGCCGATCTCCTGCGCCGCGAAGGTGCTGGTGTACGACGCCTCGAGCGTGGCCACGAAGTCCGACGGCAGGTAGGGGTTATCGCGCGAGCTGCTGCGGATCAGCGCGTAGTCCGGGCCCGCCGCCTGCCACGTCTGCCACACCCAGTTACGTCCGCGCGGCGTCGTGGTGATCCACGCACGGCCGGGGGCGACGCGCAGTCGGCCCAGCATGATCAGCCACACGTCGTGCGGCATCATCGCCGCCTCGTCGAGCCAGAACCACGACAGGTTGGGGCCGCGCAGTCGGTCGGGATCATCGGCGCTGCGGAACAGGATGGTGAGCCCGTTGATGAGCTCCATGCGCATCTCGGTGCGATGCCACGACTTGACGATGTTCCCGCGCTGCGCCAGGTCGGCGACGCTGCGCAGCGTCGCGTCGCGCAGCATCGGGTAGGTCGGCGCCAGCACCATGCCCACGCCGGGCGGCTGGCGCAGCGCCTCGACGGCGCCGGCGCGGGACTTGCCGCTGCCCACGCCGCCGACGAACGCGCGGTACCGCGCCGGCGATCGCCAGAACTCCCGCTGCGGGCCGGTGGCGCTGCTGTGCCGCAGCACCACCTCACGGTGTGTCGTCGCCGATGTCGATGACAATCTTCGTCTCGCTGTGTACCGTCTGCTCGATGTGCTCGCGCTGGCCGAGCACGCACTTGCCCAGCCAGATCAGCATCGTGTCGCTGCCGTCGCGGGCGCGCTGCAGCTGCAGCGTGCGGATCTGCTGGTGCAGCTCGGCGCGGCCTTGCTTTAAGTAAGGGTCAAAACGGCGCTTCAGTGTGCTCTCGGACACGCCGGCCAACACCGCGATGATGCTATCGCTGTGGCCGAGCGATGCCAGCTGCTGCACCTGCTCCTCGTCCAGTTTGCGGGGCTTTTGTGGTCGAGCCATGATGTCCTCGCGTTCCTGATCCCATGCCACGCGCGCAGTGATGAGCACGCCCGCGCCGTGTCCTCACGATATCCCCGGCCATGAGATCGGGGCGGTCTTGGTTGAGCACGGTCTCACGGATCTGCGCGATGCGTCGCGTCGATGCGCGCCAGATCGGCGCGCTGCATGGTGCGCGTCAGGCCCGCCGCCGCTGCCGCTGCGGCGATGCCCTCGAGGATGCGCGTGGCGATCCCGGCGGCGTCGAGCGGCGCGCCGCTTGCCGTCGCGATCAGGAACGCCGACAGGATACCGGCAGTCAGCGACACCAGCACCACCAGCCAGGGTTCGATGTCAGGGATGGCCAGCTTCGCGAGCTCAACGAGATACCCGGTGACCAGCGCCGCGCTGCTGGCGGCGATCACGCTCTCCATGACGTCCTCCTACGGGATCAGCCAGCGCAGCAGCGCCGTCAGGACGATCGGCATGATCACGGCGATCAGCGCCGCGATCGCGCCCATCTTGGCCATGCGCAGCTCGAGATCACTCAGGCGATCCTCGATCTCGACGAACGCGGCATCGCCCTGGTCGAGGCGCTTCTGCATCGTGATCAGCCGCTCCTCGATGCGCGCCAGGGTCACCAGAATCGCGTTCACGTTGTCCTGTGTCACAGCAGCCTCGCCACATCTGCCCGCACCACATCAAGGTCGATGGCGCGCCCCGGGCAGGACTTCGGCGAGCCACAGTCGCGGTGGCCGATGATGGTGATCGGCCGTCGCTGCCAGCGCTGCAGCTGGACAAGGACATCATACACCATCCGGCGCATCGGCACCGACCACGGCGCACGATCGTACCAGCCCACAACCTCGATGCCGACGCTGTACACGTTGCAGCGGTTGGCGTGGATGCCGCGCTCGGACAGCGCGGTGAGCTGCCAGATGCCATCGTCCTCGACGCGCGGCGAGCCCACGGCGATGAACAGGTGCGGCCCCGAGTCCCAGCCGAGCCCGGTGTAGTAGCGCTGCAGGGCGTCCATCGAGCGCCTGCCGCGCCACTGGGCGAGCGTCGGGGCGACGGTGTGGTGCAGCACCAGCGCCCGCCACCACGCGCCCAGGGCGGCGTCGTGGCGCCAGAGGTGGGCGGCGAGCGCCGCCCCGTCAGTCCACTGGCGGATGTCGGATCGGAATCGAACGGTCATGATTCGTCCTCCGTGAACATCGTGATCTGATGACTGATCGGAGTCTGCGATGTCAGCGGCAGGCAGTGCGGCGACGACCAGAGCCGCTCGCGATGCTGCTGGTGTGTCTTGCCGTTCTTGCCGACGTTGCCCATGCCGCCGCTCAGGAACCCGGCTGTGAACCACTCGTGCTCAGTCCAGCCCGCATCGACCAGCGCGCTGCCGTGCTCGCCATCAAACCCGGCGAGGACGATGCGGAAGAGAGGATTGTTGCCGTTGGACAGACACCATGCGCGAACATCGTGCGCCACCTGCAGATCCTCGCACGCATACAGCGAGTCATTCCGGGCGGCACTGTCCGCATAGGGCGGATCGAGAAACACGCCGCATGGGCCGTGCCCCTGCCGCACCGGCAGCGTGTGCGCTGCGCCTGTCGTGACCAGTCGCGACCAGTCGCCGTTGAGGATGCGCACGTGCCGCAGCCGCGCCGCCAGATGACGCAGCCAGCGGATCAGCTCCGGCATCGTCAGATCATGATACGCCGCGCCCCAGTCCACGGTGTCCAGTCGGCTGCGCCCGTGCTCCGCCGTCGGCACATCGAGCACGCCCGGCTCGCGTGTCCCCGGATGATTGACGCCCTGGCCGTTGCCGATGAGATGCGGCCGGTTGCGCGCGACGCCCGGCTCGCGTGTCCCCGCGTGGTTGACGCCTTGGCCGTTGTTGGCGAGATGCGGCAGGTCGCGCGCGACGCCCGGCTCGCGTGTCCCCGCGTGGTTGACGCCCTGGCCGTCGTTGGCGAGATGCGGCAGGTCGCGCGCGACGCCCGGCTCGCGTGTCCTACCGCGCGGCTGGGCATAGATCTTGCCGGTGCTGGGGTCGGCAGTCCAGCCGCTCTTGCCGTCAAACCCCCCGATCTGGACAGAGACGGCCCACGCCCACCACCCGGCCATCAGCGGATCGCACCAGCACGCATCACCGGCGAGGCGATCGAGCGCCCCGTCGCGCCATCGCAGCAGGGCGATCTGCCGCGCCGACTTGTCGGCCTCACTGACCGGCCACGACGCGGCATGGGCCACATCGTCGGGATACCACTGCACGGCCCGCCAGAAGTTCACCACGAACCCGTCCAGATCGTTGACGGTCTCGCTGTAGTACGGGCGATTCGCCGGATGTGGCCGATTGAGCAGCACGGCGCCGGACCCATAGAACGGCTCGACGTAGTGCGGCACGTCACCGATCAGCCGCCACACCAGGTCGGCGGCTTTTGCCTTGCCACCGAACCATGGGAACGGCGCCTTGTCCACGTTCTTCATCATGGCATGACTCCTTGTCCTTCGAGCGTCTCCGTCACGTCAGCGTAGGCCACGACCATTGCACGCGTCACGATGTCGACGGGCAGCACATCGACTGGGTAGTACGTCAGATACGCCCACGACGTCCAGAGCATGCCGCAGCTGTCCACGTACTGCTGCAGCGCAGGCACCACCTCGAGGTAGAACTGCACGATGGTGCCGCGATGGCTGCGCGGGGCCGCGCACAGCCATCGCGCCAGCTCGGGATCGTGCGCAGCCAGGTGCGCGCTGATCGTCGACATGAGGTCTGTCACGTAGGGGCTCCTTGTGCTCCGTCACCATAGAGAATTGCCCTAAGACCCCTAAGAGTCCTAAGACCCCTAAGACCCCTAAGAGTCTAAGACTTAGTCTTAGGGCACTCTTAGGGCAACTCTTAGGGCGCTGTTTGGCTTGGTGAAGCCATAAGCGCCCTAAGTCTTAGACTCTTAGGGCAATCTTACTGAGCCCTGCGGATGAGTCTCCAGCGGCCATAGCCGATCTTCTCGACGACGCCTGCGCTGAGCATCTGCCGCAGCTGCTGGTCGACGCTGCCGACCGAGGCCTCGATAGCCTCGGCGATCTCGCGCGGGCTGTGCTGCTGATCGTCGTCGAGGAACTCGATGATGCGGCGGCGGGTATCGGAGACGGCGACCTCGCTGGCCAGCCCCGACACGCGGAACCCGCACAGCATCGTGTCCCACTCGAGCGCGAGCGGCTCGTCGTGCACCAGGTCACGTCCCTGCACGTTGAGCGTCACGGTGCCGTCCTGCGCCTTCGACAGCACCCAGATGGTCGACACCGCGCCGGTGATGCCGAGCGTGCCGCTGATCTCCTCGAAGACGTCGTCACCCTTCATCTTGCGCGTGTGGTGGATGACCATGATGCAGACGTGGAGCTCTTCGGCCAGCTTGTTCAGGGCGACCAGCATGTTGCGATCGTAGGCGTACCGATCCTCGCGCGGGTCGAGCGGCGGGCGGATCTCGTGCAGCAGGTCGACCACCACGGCGGTCGTGGTCGGATGGCGCAGCAGCCACTCGCGCAGCTCGTTGATGCACGCATCGCCGACGCCCCACTCGGTGTGCACGTGGAAGTTGGCCGGCCATGCCACGTCCTGCACGCCGAGGATCTGGCGCACGCGCGACTGGATGCGGCGCTGGTTGCCTTCGAGATCGAGGTACAGCACGTCGCCCTGCATGACGTTGTAGCGCCCCAGTGCGCGCCCGCCCATCGCGATGGCCAGGCCGAGGTTGAGCGCCAGCCACGACTTCTTCGCCTTCGGCTTGGCGGCGATGAGCAGGGCGCCCTCCGGCGCGATGTCCTCGATGACCCAGCGCAGATCCTCGAAGTGCTTGTGTTGCAGCTCGGCGAGCGTGATGCCGTCATCGGTGTGGGGCGGCGCGACGCGGAACGTCGTCTCGTCCTGGCCGGTGTACTCGGCTGCGCCAGCGGGCTTCTGTGCGGGCTTCTGTGCGGGCTGCGGCGATGATACCGGAGGCGTCGCATTGGCGGCTTGTGGGGCTGCTGGTTGCGTCCTGCGCGGCGGCAGCGTCGGCCTGCGCTCGGGCCGATCGAGCGGGGCGCGCGGGACGTTCTGGCCCGCCACGAAGCCGCTCTGGAACGTCCGCGCGACTTCGCCGCGATCGAGCCCGATGGCGATGGCGATGCCCATCACGGCGTCCATCATGCCGTTGACGTCGGCGATGCATCCGCCGGCGGAGAGCTGCCCCAGGGCGAACGCTGCCTTGTTCAGCGCGTGGTTGCGCCCGCCCTCGATGGTGGCCGACAGCTCGGCGATCTCCTGCTCCATCGCCATCGCGCCATATCGGTGCAGGCGCTCGGCGTCGGCGATCACGGCCGTCGTCGTCGGTGGCGTCACGACGGGGCGCGGCGCTGGCGCGAGCTTCGGCAGCATGCGCTCGAGGATCGGGATGATGTCCGCCGCCGGCACCATCTGGCGGCTGTTCTCGTCGCTGATGACATCGAGCGTGATGTGGCACAGATTGTCGCCGATGATCCAGTCCCAGCCACTGCCATCGTCCCGGCGGTGCGCGGTCTTGCGCTGCCACCCCTCGGGCACGTCGCGCAGCAGGACGTGGATGCCGCGCCCGGACGCCGACCACTCGATGTACCCGTGGCCGAGCGCGGCGGCGACGATCGGATGCGCCCAGTCGACCAGCGTCGACAGATCGCGCGGCGTGCTGACCACCTTGTCGAGGTCGAGCGCCACGATGTCGCCGCGCATGACGCGCGCGATGCCCAGCTGGCGCTTGCCGATCGCATCGCACACCTGGTAGGCGGCGCGCAGCACGGACGGGTCCTTCTGCCAGCGCTCGTCGAGGCCCGGCTTTTTGTTCGCGGCATCCCACGACAGCCACAGGTCGGGCTGGCTGGTCAATGCGCTCGGCAACAGCCACAGCAACTCACGAATTGACGACGTCATCGGCATCTCCTATACTCGGTCTCGGACATCAGAATCTCCTGTCGGCCCCAGCGCCCGCCATGCCCCACACATGGCGGGCGCTGTGTTCACTGTGCGTCATCGACACGAACCTTACGGCGGCGCACGGGCATCTGCTGCGCGGTGCGACGGATGCGGGCGTGCTCGACGTGCTGCACCACGATACTGCGCAGGAACTGCGGCACGCTCAGCGCATGCGCCGCAGACATGGCCTCGATCTCCGGCATCATGCTCATAGGAACTGGCACGTTGACCCGTAGCACGGGATCAGCGATTGGTGACGCCATTATACCCTCCCCTGGCTCTCTCCGTTTGCCATGCACATAGTATAGCACAATCCGCACAAGCTAGACTTGCGCACAATGCGCCATTGTGCTATACTCCGGGTGTCGGGGGCGAATCAGAGACCTCCGCCGAGCCATGAGACCGCGATGACCATCGAGATCACACTGCAGTCCGACGGACGCTACACGCTGCGCGTGGACGGCGACGTGCTGACGCACAGCATGCGCCTGGACGACGCCTACCGCGCGGCATGGGGCCTCGCCCGCATCAGCACCGAGCCAGTCCAGATCTACCTGCCGCCTTTGACCGCCACGTATCCGTCACTGTACGTCGACTGAGAGGAGCCGCATCATGAATCGTCGCACCATGATCATGACCAGTCTGGGCGCATTGGCCACTGTGTGTGGATGCTGCGCCATCGGCACGATGGGGCGCACGTCGAGCACGATCACCGATGATGCCACTGTGGTGGTGTCGACCAGCACGCCAGATGCTGCCACGCTGCGGCAGACCGCCGTCAACGCATTGCTGGCCGCCGATGGCTCGCACATCGGCTTGGCCGATCACGTCAAGCGGATCGGCTTTGGGCAAGACTTCGAGCATATCGTGACGACTGTGCTCGGCACCGGCGATACCATCAGCCTGACCATGCGCTTTCGCCACACCAACCAGGGTGGACGGCGTGAGGTGCTGTGCACTGCCGACTCGGATCTGAGCGGTGTGATCTCGAACTTTCGTGTTATCTCGTCGCAGACTGTGAACTGACAGGAGCCGCATCATGACGCACGACATCAACGATCTGAACACGTTCGCCACCGCCTACCAGGACAACGCGCCGCAGGGCGACGGGCTGTGCCGCATCAACTGGCTGAACGGCGACCCGGGCAGCAGGACGCCCGGCGCATTCTTCGTGACGCGCCGGCGCATCGAGGACCACGGCGTCACGGTCGAGGGCTCGCCGTGGCGCGAGATCGACCGGACGTTCCGCAGCGGCAGCAGCGAGTCGGGCTACGAGGCTCGGGCGCTGAAGGTCGCCGTGCTGGGCGTGCGGCAGCACGACGTGACCATCGACACCGACGGCGTGATGACGTACATCCCGCGCCCGCCACGCGGCGCGCCGAAGCCCGCCGGGTGGTCGCTGTACGTCGAGGTGCTGGTGATGGCGCAGGGCCTCGACACGCCGGTGGTGTGGGCCAGCAAGCGCATCAAGACGAGCATGGGGCTGGTCTCGATGCTGCGCGAGTACCGCACGGCACTGCTGGAGCCGTTCCGGCGGGAGCGCAAGAACCCCGGCGTGCCCAGCTGGGCGTTCTGGCTGCCGGTGCGCGGCGAGGTCGATGCGCGCAAGCAGCCGGTCTACGAGAAGACGAAGGGCTCGCCGGTGACGCCGCCGAAGCTGATCCTGCCCGACGGCGACGTCGCCACCATGGCGCGCGCGCTGTACGTCGGCAGGGCGCTGCTCGAGCGCGGCGAGGCGCTGCGCGCCCAGTACGACGCGTGGCTGCGCGAGACGCCGGCGGCGCCGGCAGCAGCGCCGGCCACGCCGCCGGTCACCGAGGACGACCCCTACGCCGAGCCGTTCTAGTCGATCGTGGCGCGCCCAGCACGGTGCCAGGCGCGCCTGAGCACACGAGGAGACCAGACCATGCGGATCACCACGAACGTCAAGACGCTCCGCGACCGCCTCGCCATCGTCGGCCGTGTCGCAGTGAAGAAGCCGCCAGTCCCGATCCTCGCCGGCGTGCTGCTGGTGTGGGATGAGAACGCCGATGCCGCGGCGTCGCTGCGCTATGCCGAGTGCACCAGCCTGGACATGACGGTGCGCTGCGGCCAGGTTGGCACCGGCATCAGCACGGTGGTCGACCACGAGCTCATGAGCAAGACGATCGCGGCGCTGCCGGCGAGCGTGCAGGAGATCGAGGTCGAGATCAGCGCCCCGCCGTACCGCGCCGTCGAGGCTGGCAGCCTGATGACGATCAGCGCCGGACGCGTCACGGCGTCGCTGCCGATGATGGAGGCCGCCGAGTGGCCGGAGGCGCGCCTGGCGCCGGACGGCATGACGCCCGTGCCCGCGGCGTTCCTGTCGCGGGCACTGGCGGCCACGCTGCTGTCGGCAGCGACCGACACCGGACGCCCGGCGCTGGCCGGCGTGCACGTCGTGGTCGACGACGACGACGTGACGCTCGAGTCGTCCGACGGGTATCGCGCGCATCGCGCCAGCCTGACGCAGACCGGCGACGATGTCGTCGGCCATCGCCTGGACGTGATCGTGCCGCGCGCGGCGTGCGTCGTGCTGGCCACGCTGCCGATCGAGCAGATCGGCGTCATGGACGGCGTGCTGTGCGCCGTGGGCGGCGATGTGACGATGTGGACGCGCACGATCCACGGGGCGTTCCCGCAGCTCGAGCGCGTGCTGCAGCCGTCGCGCGAGTCGCCGAACCGCTGCCGGATCACCGGCGACGCGCTGGCCACGCTGCAGAGCGCTGTGCGTCTGGGGCAGCTGTACAGCGCGCCGAAGGGCGCGTCGACGACGCCGTGCGCGCGGTTCGTGCTGGGCGCCGACGGACTGCTGGTCACCGCGCAGCACGAAGGGCGGCAGGTGAGCGTGCCGATCGCCGTGCAGGACGGCGCAGGCAGCGGCGAGGCGCTGCTGAACCTGGCCTACGTCGCCGACGCGCTGAAGGCGTGCGGCGGCGACGTGGTGCTCACGATGGGCACGGCGACCATGCCGCCGTACCTGTCGGCGATCATGTGGGACGCTGACGCACAACCGCGGGCCAGCGCGTGCATCGAGGCCGTGATCATGCCGATGACGAGGTGAGGGCATCATGCGCCGCAAACACACGAACGAGGACCTGTTTCCGCCGACGATGGGGGCGCCAGCGCCCCCAGCCTACCGCGTGCGCTGCGTGGTCTGCGGCCAGGCGCGCCCGCGCGTGTTCCTCGACGGCATCGACCTGTGCGAGCCGTGCGCTGCGGACACCACGCAGCGCGCCATCGCGCAGCAGGCCATGGCCGAGCTGGTGGCGCAGATCGAGCTTCAGTCGCAGCGGTGGCTGACGCTGATCGCCGAGCTGCCGCAGGAGCACCTCGAGCGCTGGCAGCGCGTGACGACGGCCGTGATGCTGGGCACCGATGAGGCCCGGCTGCGCGCCACGATGCGCGCGCACGTCGAGCTGCGCCCGTACTACGACGGCCTGCGCGCGTGGCTGGCCATGACGCAGCGCCACGACGACGCCCTGCTGCGCTATCGCCGGATCATCGACTCGTATGACTGGATGGAGGAGAACCGTGAATCGTGACATGACCGACGCCGAGGCGCTGCGCCTGTATCGCGGCGGGATCGCCGCGCAGCGCATCGCCCAGGCCTGGGGCATCAGCCGACAGGCCACCATGTACCGCATGCAGCGCGAGTCGCTCCGCGCGGGCATTGCGTGGGCCGACGTGTACGAGGATCGGCGCGTCTCGACGACGCGCCAGTCGCCCGAGGTGGTGCAGGACGTGCTGCACCAGCATCGCCTCGGCGTCTCGACGCGCCGCATCGCCGCGAACCTGCAGATCCACCGCGCCACCGTGGTGCGGATCGTGCGACAGCTCGGGGAGGTCGACCGTGCATCATGAGCGCATCGAGATTGCCCTGATGGGCATGGAGGACTGGAAGGGCCGCGGCGATCCCGCCGACGCCCTGACGCTGCTGCGCCGGCAGAAGCTGCCCAGCGTCGGGACGCTCGACGAGTGCTACCACGTGCTCGGGCGCTGGGCCATCGCCAGGCTGCGCGGCGTCGATGCGTGGGATCGGCAGGGCCTGATCGATCTGCTGCTGCTGCGGCGGGCGCAGTACGGGCCCGTGAACCAGCAGTGGCACGGGCAGCTGGGGATCGTCGTGCGCATCAGCGACAAGGCCGCGCGGCTCGACACGCTGAGCCGCGCCGAGCCCAGCCGCGTCACGCACGACGCGATCGTCGACACGCTGCGCGACCTGGTCGGCTACTGTGTGCTGGGATCGATGATGCTGGGAGGTGACGTATGACGTGGGAGCTGCCGAGCGCATACCAGCGCTACCGCGCCAAGAAGGACGCCGCCGAGGCCGTCGAGCGCGCCGAGTCCGCGGCGGCAGGCGTGCGGCCACCGAGCCGGCGGCGCAGTGCGCCACCGCTGTCGCAGGCGACGCGCGATCGGATCGCCCAGATGGCCGACGACGGCATCGGCTGCGCCGAGATCGCCCGAACGCTGGGCATCGGGTTCTCGACGGTCAAGCGCTGGCGCCGGCCAGTCGCGCCACGGCAGCCGAACGACCGGGGCGGACGCACACCGCGCGTGACCGCCGCGCAGGTGGAGCAGATTCGCCAGATGGCGCTCGACGGCGTGCGCGTGGTCGACATCGCGGCGGAGGTCCAGCGCCATCCGGCGACGATTTACCACGCCCTGCGCCGTCTGGGGCTGAAGGCGGAGCGCCAGCACAGCATTGGCCCACGCGACGGGACGCTCGAGCGCGTGCGCCAGTGGATGGCGCTGCGCGAGGAGGGCGCGACGTGGTCCGACATCGCGCGCCAGTATGGCTGCCAGCCCGAGAATGTCCTGCTGCTGTGCCAGCGCTGGGGCAAATTGGCGGAGGAATCCGACGAGTTTTGAAAACTCGTGGAAAATCCCCCCAAAAAACCCCCTAAACCCTATTGACAATCGTGTACCAGTCTGGTATTCTTCTGGTGTCGGGGCGAGAGAGAGACCCCGGGGCACCTGGAGGGCACAGCCATGAGCAGCACGACGCAGACGATCATCGACGGCACGCTGGACATCGTTCGACAGGAACTCGCCGCTGCATCCGCCGCCGAGCTGGACGCGCTGTACGCGATCGAGCGCGCCGCCGCGATCGTCGCCGACAGCCTGACGCGCAGCGCCGCGATGGACCAGGCGAACCGCCAGCTGCGCCGCGCCCGCCTGGCGCAGACGCAGCTCACCGCGACGTACCTGCAGCTGCTGGCGCAGCTGGAGGTCAAGGTCGCCCCGATCGTCGAGACGGTCGCCGCGCCGGTCGTCGCCGCCGCGCCGGTCGCCTACGATGTGCGCCTGCCGAGCCCGGCGCTGCCGCGGCGCCGCGCCGCCCGCGCCTCGGTCGCCCCGGTGGTGAGCAGCGAGCAGCGCAGCGCTCCCGCCCCGGTCGCCGCGCCGGTCGCCTACGATGTCCGCCTGCCGAACCCGCCGATGCCGCGCCGCCGCACCGCCCGCTGACCACCGCCGCGAGAGGGGCGCCGCTGTGGCGCCCCACGCACCACGAGAGGAGCACCGCCATGACGACCATGCAGCACCCCGAGGACATCCGTGACGTCATCCGCGAACTGTGCGATCGCGCCAGCGACGCGAGCGCCGAGGTCTACGAGCTGTGCGATGACAGCGATAGCGCCGACGCCGATGCCGCCTACGCGCTCGCCGAGGCCACGGAGGACCTGTCGATGGAGGCGATCGACATCTGCCGCGAGCTGCGCCTGCTGCAGTGGTCGACCGACGCGCGCAGCGGCGCCCAGATCGATCGGCTGCACGCCCGCCTGGCGTCCCTGCTGACGATCGCCACCGAGCACGCCGACGAGGTCGACGCCATCCTGACCGCTCGCATCGCCCGCTGACCACCGCCGCGAGAGGGGCGCCGCTGTGGCGCCCCGCGCACCACGAGAGGAGCACCGCCATGACGCAAGACATCGTTCAGGACGCCATGTACCGCCTGTGGGCAGACCCCGAGGATCGAGCCGCGATGGAGATCATCATCGACGAGCTCGAGGAGTCGACCCTGGTGCCGCGCCGGTATATCGTCGACTACCTGGTGAAGCTGCCGTGGACCCTGAAGCCATGGCTGACGATCGACATCGTGCGGCACGGGCTCGTGGGCGACTACAACGATCCCGACCCGGTCGCCGATGACGATCGCGAGTACCGCTGGCAGGTCGGCAACGATCTGCAGTACCTGAACCGCTGACCACCTTCGCGAGAGGGGCGCCGCTGTGGCGCCCCACGCACCACGAGAGGAGCACCGCCATGACGACCACGACCACCAGCAGCACGCAGATCGTCCCGGACTGGCAGCTGATCGCCACCATCACCGTGACCACGTGGCGCCCGTGGACCGACGCCGAGGCCAATTCGATGAGCACTGCCGTCCTCGCCACCTGCCTGGGCGCGATGCCGGGCGATGCGACGTGGGACCGCGTCGTGGTCGAGCTGCCGCGCCAGCGCCTGGCGCTGATCCGCGACATGCTGCGCGAGCGCTGGGGCATCCTCGGCTGGCGCAACGCCCGCAGCGGCGACATCCGCACGGTGTCGCTGAGCCTGCCGGAGCCCGAGGCGCGGGCGCTGTACGAGGTGCTGCGCGCGGTGCCGCTCAACTGGCGCGTCGAGATCCACGTGCGCCGCCCCGTGCGGATGTGAGCGCCACGCTGCCAGAGCCCGGGCATCATCGCCCGGGCTTCACCGTTTCGTCGATCCTGGGCCGTCTGAGCGGCCCTACAGCCCGGAGGTGCATCATGGTTCCACCCCCGCCGCCGCCCGCCGAAGTCCGCACCGTCGACCAGCTCGACGTGTGGTGGACGCTGGCCATCGCCGGGCGCGAGAGCGAGTACCCGTGCCTCGACGCGATCATCGAGCGCGAGTCGCGCTGGGTGCCGCAGGCGCTCGGCGATGCCGGCGCCAGCGTCGGCCTGGCGCAGCGCCACATGCCGACGCACGGGGCACCACCACGGCCGTGGATGGTGCCAGACCAGACCCGATGGTTCATGGACTACGCCGATGGCCGCTACGGCGACCTGTGCGCCGCGTGGCGCGCATGGCAGCGACAAGGCTGGTGGTGAGATGCTGACGCTGCACCTCGCCACGCGCGCCGAGCAGCGCTGGGCGCAGGCCACTGTGGTCGCGCACCACTACCTGCACCAGCGCGTGCATGACACGTGCTCGCCGATGGCCTACATCGTGCGTCACGCGGCGATCGAGGAGCCGGTCGGCACGCTCATCGTGTCGCGGCTGGAGTCGACGGCGTGCTATGACCGGGCATCGCGCCTGACGTACGGCAGCGCCGCCGACGTGGACAGCGGGCGCGCGCAGTACGATCGCTGGGAGCTGCTGAACCTCGCCCGCGTGTGGCTCGATCCGCGCGTGCAGCGCGACGGCACGCATCACGTCGAGCGCGGCGCCAGCACGCTGATCCGCGCCCTGATGCAGCGCGTCCACTACGACTGGCTGCAGCACCTGCCGCCGATCGATGTCACGCAGCCCTACCAGCTGCGGATGCTCGTGTCCTACTGCGACACTCGCGTGCACAGCGGCTATATCTACCGCGTCGCGCGGTTCCAGCTGATGCGCCGCAACGCGCGCGGCATCGAGACGTTCGCGCATCGCCTGGCGCCACTGACCGAGGCACAGGACAGTCACATCCGCCGACTGTCTGCCATCAACCCGCGTGCAATCCGCATCCGCGCCACGCGCGCGGCAGTCATGCAAGGAGCCCTGCTATGATCCCGACCGAGGACACCGAGCAGCTCGCCGTGGTGGCGTGGTGCGAAGGATATGCGCTCGCCGACGCGCGCGCCAGGCTGCTGCTGCACGTGCCGAACGGCGGCCAGCGGCACATCGCAACGGCCGCGCGACTGCGCCGCCTCGGCGTGCGCCCCGGCGTGCCCGATCTGCTGCTGCCCGTGGCCGTGGCGCCGTACCACGGCCTGTGGATCGAGATGAAGCGCCGCAAGGGCGGCCAGGTCAGTGCCGACCAGCACGGCTGGATGGACGCGCTGCGCGCCGAGGGCTACGCCGTCGCCGTGGCGCGTGGCGCCGACGAGGCGATCGAGATCATCATCGCCTACCTGGGAGGCACGTATGCCCAGTAAGTCGCCGACGATCGCGCCGCGGCAGTGTATCCGCTGCGGCGTGCAGTTCACGCCACGCGCGCGCAACGGCGTGCGCTGCGCCGGCTGCAGGAACCGCTACAAGCCCCTGCGCCGCTGTCGCGTGTGCGACACGCCGCTCTACCGGCAGAAGTGTCCGCAGCGCGTGGTCTGCGGGCCGTGCCACGAGCGTCTGCGGGCGCAGAACCGCGTCTACTGCCGCACCTGCGGCCAGATCGGCGTGCTGCGGCGGGACACCACCGTTCCGCTGAACCCGAAGCGCTCGATCGCGCGCTGCTACGACTGCGCCATGCGCACCCAGCGCCCCTACCAGCGCCAGCGCTACGAGCTGCGCAAGAGCGCCGGGATCAAGGCGCCGCGGACGCTGCCGGTGTATCGCCATCAGACCGACGCCGAGCGCACGCGCATCGCGGCGCTGCTCGACAGCGGCCTGACGCAGCGGCAGGTCGCCGCCAAGCTTCGCCTCAACGTCCTGCGCGTGCGTCACGTCGTGCGACGTGGTGCCGCCGTGTCACTGAAGGGTAGATCCGATGGGTCGTCATGGTCGGAGTGGTTGACCCAGAAGGAGCTGATCCGGATCTTCGAGCACGCCACGGTCATGCGCGTGGCGATGTGGCGCAGCTACGGATTCCCGATGCGCCGCTACGGCACGGATCATGCCAGCGGGCAGGCGTACATGTGGGTGATCCACGAGGACGATCTGGAGACGTGGATTCAGGATCGCAACTCGTGGGTGCTGTGGGACATGGACGACATCGTGGACGACTGGTGGCGGGCCATCGCGCTCGCGGCCCGGCCACCGGGCAGCCCCGGCTGGCTGCCGATCGGCGTGGCCGCGAGCCTCTGGGGACTGGCGCGCTCCGGCGCTGCGCGACGGGTCACCGACAGACGCTACACGGGCCGCGTCCTGACGATGCGCTCCACCAGGTGGCTGTGGAGCGAGGACGTCGTCGCCCACGCCCTGCAGCACGACGGCCGTGTCATCGTGGCCCCGACCGTGCCGCGCAACGCCACGCGGTATGGCACGAGCAACACCAACCTCGGCGCCTATCAGAACCGGCGGCGATCACGGCAGATCGCAGGTGATGCACTCCGGGCCGTCCCAGTGGCCCGCTGATGGCGTCAGGCTGCCCTGCGCCGGCCACTGGGGGGCGGTGGCCGGCGTCGGCAGCGGGGTCAGCGTCGGCGCGGCGACGATCGGCAGATGCTGCCGGTACACTGCTGGCGAATAAGTCGCGCGCGCCGTCGCCAGCCACAGCGCCGCCGTCAGCAGTATCGCACACACCACCAGCCGCCTCATGGCCGCACCACGTCCTGCAGCCGGGGCGGCGCCTTCTCGGGCACGATCTCGATGCGATCGGCGATCGCGTCGTAGCGGGTCTCGATCACGCGGAACTGGCGCAGCCGCGCCAGGCCGTCGACGCCGATGAAGGGCAAGCTGAGGAGCTGCACGGCGTCGCCGGCGCGCACGCGATAGGGCTCGACGATCGCGCCGAGCAGCGTCACGCGCGATGGCACGATGGCGATCTCCGGGATCGGTGTTGATGCGTTGTCGAGCTCGGTCCTGACCACGTCATCGATGAACGTACTGGCGGGCGACTCGATGAATGTCTGCCTCGTCAGGTCGAGCTGTCTGACACTATCGGCGTTCGTGAGCGTGGTGCTGCGCGTCTGGCGGCCATCAATGGCGGTCTGCAGTGCGTAGCCGCTGTTGAACACGTTGGTGTTCAGCCGATCCATGGTCATGGTGTCGAGCTCGATCTGCCACGTGCGCTGCACCTCGGTGGCATCGCGAATGAACACGACGCGCTGATGGTCGACGCCCCACACGAACGGCACAATCCCATTGCCTGGCCGTGTCAGCTCGTCCATGATGTCGCCGGGGCGTTGATCGAGATACACAATGGTGTCGGGGTACCCCACCTCGCTGATGATGTCCATCTGATCGGCGCTCGGCACCAGCTGGCCCGGGTTCAGCGCGTTGATGCTGGCGATCAGATCCGTCGGGATCTCGATGGGGTTCGCACCGCCCTGAGCCCACGACACGGCAAAAACCCCCGACATGCGCACGTAAAACTCGTCGGTGCTGGCGACGGTGACGGTGCTCGTCGGCACCAGCCCGGCATAGACCACCGTCACGCCATCGGATGGCAGCACGGTGAACAGCGAGATGACGCTCACATCAGTGGCAGGCCCGGCAATGGTCGTAACCGTCGTCTCGACGCCACCGACGCTCTGCGCATGACTGACGCGCACACTGATGCCCGCTGGTATGTTGTACTCGAGAATCACGCGCGCCTCAGTGATCGAGCGCGAGGATCGGCTCGGCGTCACGTAGCGCCAGCGTCCGCGCATGGACGTGGTGTAGCGTCGCGCCTGCATCGAGACGCCAATCTCGGCGTCGTTGCTGATGCGATTGTACAGATCCATGCGCTCGCCGCTGCCGCCGTCCAGCGGTACCCATTCGGTAAGCCGCTGGTCTAGCCACATTGCCGTGTACAGCGTGTCGTACATCGCCGTACGGTAGCCCAGCGCCTGTATGCGCACGCTCGTCGCGCTCTCGACGCTGACGCCAGCGCCGGTGACGCGTCCCTGCCATAGGACCTCGCCGCCCCGCGATACCCGCACGTGCAGGATGTCGCGCCGGTCGAACAGGCTCATCGCGTCGCGCGGCGCCACCAGCGCCGTGTAGGTCAGGTCCTTGTCTCCACCGGTGTCTGTCGCCCACTGCAGCTGCGTGATCATCGCCGTGTGGTCGGCGACCAGCGCGCCCGTCGGTGACTCGTAGAGGCCAACCTGGTAGTTCATTCTGGCACCACGTAGGCTGCGCGTCGCCGCACCGACCAGTTCTGCGTGACGGCGACATACTGGATGGAGCTGGAGATAAACGTGCCGTAGATGCTGCCCGTCGCCGGCGCCTGGTGGACGGCGAGGTCGCCGTAGGCGAGCGTCGCTGGGTACTGCAGCGCGTCAGCGCTGGTGCGGATGTCCGCCGTCGGCCGTGGCGTCACGGTGGGGCGGTGGTACGTGACCACGCTGTCCCCGCTGTAGCCGGTGGTGTAGCCGTCGAGGTAGATCGCCGCGTTGTACTGGCGCGGGTAGAACGCATACAGCGCCGCGATGTCGATGATGTCGCCGATGGTGCTCGTGCCGCGCGAGATCGTCAGACGTATGCGCGTGAAGTTCCCGCGCAGCGGAAAATACCCCATGTGCACCACGTAGACCTGCTCAGTCGAGATCGCCGCGATCTCGATCGGCACCGGCGGACCCTCGACCTCCCACGTGGTGCCGCTCGGCCCGAGCATTGTCACCTGCAGCGTCCACGGCTCCGTGCTGGTCGACACCAGCGCCGTGGCGATCGTCAGGTACAGATCGAAGTTCCCGGCCAGAGAACTGCCGAGCGTGAGCGTGGTGCTGTCGCTGGCCACGCTGGCGCTGGTCTGCGTGAAGCGCAGGAAATTGATCGAGATGCCCGGCGGGAACGCGTAGGTGCCGATGGCCACGGTGCCCATCGCCATGCCGGGCGGCAGCGCGGTGTAGATCGCCGTGCTGCCCGTGGTGAAGTCCCCGTCTGTGCCAGTCGCCGCTCCGAACGTCGAGGCGTCGATCGTGACCAGATCCGCCGTCGCGGCGTGCATCAGCAGCAGGCCACGCACGCGCGGCTCCGGGCCGGTGACGGGCGTCAGCGCGACCTCGATCGGCGATGGCGTGTGGTGCGAGCCGAGCGCAAACGCCGTCGTGGTGCGCGCCGCCACGTTCGACGCCGTCACCGCCGTGCTGGTCGGGTTCAGCCACAGGCCGCGCCGGCGGAATGCGATCGTGATCGCCGAGATCTCGTTGATCAGCAGCAGGTCGGCCCAGTCTGCCGGCAGGCCACCGCCGCCGCCGTCGGGGCCGAGGATCGCCGCATGCAGCACGACGCCCGCCGTCAGCGTGCTGCCATCGATGCGGATGCGCAGCGTCACGGCCGTCACGTCCTCGCCGCGTGCCCAGCGCCGCGCCTGGTCGAGCAGCCGCAGCGTGTTGCGCAGGTCGGGGATTGCGTTGGCGCCGGTCGCGGTCACCGTGATGGTCTCGGTCACGTCATCGTACGGGCCACGTCCGCCGAGGTCGCTGATCTGCGGCGGCGAGACGGCCAGTGGCCAGCCACTCGCCGCCAGGTACAGCGCGTTGCCGCTGATCAGTGAGACTGTCGTCGTGCCGTCGGAGATCTGGAGCGTCTGCATCAGATACCTCGTGGGAGCTGCGACTGCACGATGCCGCGTCGCGCCGCCTCGTCCATGCCACGCGTTACGGCGCGCTCGATGGCGTCGATGTCGCGCTGGTCACGCACCGAGCCGATGGTGATGTTGATCGTAACGCCGGTACGCCCTGGCAGCTCGCCCAGGGTGGAGATGCCTGCGCGACCGCCCGGTGGCATCACACTGCCTGGGCCCAGCGCTGGCGGCGGCGCCGGCGGCTTCGGTGGCTTCGGTGGCGGCTTCGCTGGACTCGGTAGCTTCAGGCCGTCTCGAATCCACTGCGGCAGCGCGGCGGAGGCGGCAGCGATGACGGCATTGAGCGCATCGCCAACAGCTTTGACTCCGGCGCTAATGCCTTTGCCGATCCCATCGACGATGGACTTTCCAAGGTCGCCTGGAATACTGCCCCAGCTAAACGTCTTTTGCAGCCACGTCTTGACGCCTTCCATCGCATTCACCACGCTCGTGTAGATGTTCCCCAGTGGTGCGGTGATGCCGCTCGCGGCGTCCTTGATCGCGTTGATGATGCCGGTCTTGATGTTGGCAAGGTTGCCGGTGATGCCATTCCACGCGTCTTTGATCGTGCTGGTGATGCGATCCCGGATGTTCGCGAGATACCCGGTGATGCCGTTCCACGCATCGTTGATCGCGTTGATGATCCCGTTCCGGATGTTGGCGAGGTTACCGGTGATGCCATTCCAGGCGTCTCTGATCGTGCTGGTGATGCGATCCCGGATGTTGGCGAGATACCCGGTGATGCCGTTCCACGCATCACCGATCGCGTTGACGATCCCATTCTTGATGTTGGCGAGGTTGCCGGTGATGCCATTCCACGCATCGTTGATCGCGTTGACGATCCCATTCTTGATGTTGGCGAGGTTGCCGGTGATGTTATTCCACGCATCGTTGATCGCGCTGACGATCCCATTCTTGATGTTGGCGAGGTTGCCGGTGATGTTATTCCACGCATCGTTGATCGCGCTGACGATCCCATTCTTGATGTTGGCGAGGTTGCCGGTGATGCCATTCCAGGCGTCTCTGATCGTGCTGGTGATGCGATCCCGGATGTTCGCGAGATACCCGGTGATACCGTTCCACGCATCGTTGATCGCGTTGACGATGCCGTTCTTGATGTTGGCGAGGTTGCCGGTGATACCGTTCCACGCGTTGGTCAGCGCATTGATGATGCCGGTCCTGATGCTGTCGAGATGTGGCTTGATCCCGTTCCATGCCGCAGTCAGTCCGCCCACGATGCCGTTCTTGATGACGTTGATGATCGGGCCTACGATGGTCCACAGCAGCTTGAAGCCGAGCTCCTGACCCTTGACGAACAGATTGGTGATCTTCTTCAGCCCATCGCTGAATGCAGTCCAGTCGCCACGGATCAGCGCGAGCGCGGTGTCGACCACCGCACGGATCATCTGCATCGCGTTCTGGAAGAGCTTACCGATGACGCCAAACGCGGCGACGACCGTCTTCATGATGCCGTCGCCGTTGTCAGCCCAGAACTGCTGTAACGCCTTGAGCGTCTCGCTGACGATGACGCTGATGCCGTGCATCACCGTCTGGATGGTGGCCTGCACCTCGATCATCGCCATGTCGACCACGGCCTGCACCTGTGGGAACCTGGTGCTGATCTCCTGCCAGAACTTCTGGGCCGCCATCACGGCGGCAAACAGCCCGGCCACAAAGAGCGACGTCACCAGCACGATCTTGGCGATTGGCGCGGCGATCGCCACGAACGCCGCGACCAGTGCCACGCCGATCACGGCGGCCAGCGCAATGACGATCGGTACCAGATTGTCTTTGACCAGCTGGATGAACGGCTGCAGCTGGCGCGAGATCTCGGCGCCCTGGCCGGCGAACTGCTCGAAGCCCGGGATGAGCTCGACCACCTTGTCGATGAGCGTGGCGAGCGGATCCTCGGCGCTCATGACCGCATTGACGACGCCGAGAATCAGATCGCTGACCGGCAGCAGCGCCAGCGAGAACTTGTCGAAGATCATCGCCGGGACTTCGCCGAGCGACTGGATCGTCGCGCGCTCGGTGTCGGCCACGTCGCCCAGTGTGCTCAGGCTGTCGCCGGCCATGGTCAGGGCGGTCATGGCCTCGGGGCCGAGGTCCTCCCACTGCGTGCCGAACAGCTGGACCCCGGCGGCGTTGCGCTCGACCTCGCTCTCGATGCCGGCCAACGCGGGCATGATGATCTTGAACGCGTCCGCTGTGTCGATCGCCCCGCTCTGCAGGCCCTCATACAGGTTGACCTTGACCTCGTCGGTGAGGTCGGTGAAGTACAGCGCGTCCTCCAGATCACTGACGAACCGCTCGGCCATCTGGCCCGGCTCGCCACCGATCACCGGCTTGAGCACGACGTCGCCCTCGCCAGTTGTCAGCTCGCTGAGCCTGATTCCGAACTCCTTGAAGGCATCGGCCGCCTTGTCGGTGCCCAGCACGCCGCCAGCCATACCGCTCTCCAGCATCGAGAAAAACTCGGTCGCGCTGGCGCCATTGTCGGCGAACAGATTGCTGTACTCGCCGATGGAGTCCAGGAAGTCGCCGCTCGCATCGAGGCCTCGAGCGAAGCCGGACGCGATCACGTCCGTGGCCTCCGCGCTGGTGAGGCCGAACTCGTCCATGAGCGTGCGCGTGGCAGCGATCACAGATGTCACGTCCGTGCCGTATCGTCGCGCCAGCAGCTGCGCGTCGTCGAGGACGGCCGTGAGGTCGACATCGTTCAGGCCCTGCAGCACCGTGCGTGCGTTACTGGCCTGATCGCCGATGTTGATCAGCCCCGCGCCGATCGCAGCGATGCCGCCCACCGCCGCCGCCGCCGCGCCCTTGCCCAGCCCGACGAGCCCGGTGTTCAGATCGCCGAGCGCCTTCTGGGCCTCGTTGCGGAGCTTGACGATGATTTCGAGATTGAAGGCCACTATCGTCTCCGCTCTGCGCGCTTCTGCTCGGCCTCGCGCTCCTCGTGACGTGCCTCGTATGCTGCCATGATCTCGTCGAGCGCGTCGGGATCGAGATCGTCGACGTCGGCCAGGTTCAGCCTGGCCACGTCCATCAGCAGCAGCGAGATGTGGGCATCATACTGCCCGGCGCTGACCGCGCGGCCCTTGATCCGGCTGCGCCATCGCGTGGTCAGCTCCCGGCGTTTGGGCTTCGGCGGCTGTTGCGATCGCTGATCTCCTGCAGCACGCGCTGCACCAGCGGCTCCAGCGGGTCGAGGTCGCCGACGTTCTCGGCAGTGCAGGGCACGCCGGCGAACGCCGGACCCTGCCACGACAGGATGTTCTGCCGCAGCAGCGCGATCTGGTAGAGGCCGACGTCGATCTCGACATCCGGCGTTCCTGTGCGACCGTTGACGCGGCTGGTCGAGACACTGGTGGCCTCGCTCTGCACCGCCTGCTGCACGGCGACGCTCATGCGCGAGCGGATCCAGATCACGTCCATGTCGGGGGTGATAGCGGCCTCGGCGATCTCTCCGTGCTGAGTGATCGCCGACTTCCCTCGAGCGAACATGGCGAAACTCCTTACAGTGCGGTCCGCGCGTTGCGCACCACGATCTGGCAGTCGCTGGTCAGTGTGGAGTCGTAGGTGCCCTCGATGGTCAGCTCGACCGTGCGGTTGCTGTCGGCGTTGGTGCCCCAGCTCAGCGCCTCGAACGGACCGGCGGTGTCGACCTGGACGTAGTGGTTAAAGCCGCTCTCGATCACCGCGCCGTTGTGCCGGACGCGCACCTTCACGGTGTCGTGGGCCAGCCACTGGTCGTACTGCGTGAAGTCGGGCAGCTCCATCACGATCGTGGTGGTGATGCCGATGACGCGGCTGCGCCCGGTGCGCGAGAAGTCGAGCGTCGCGGCATCGCCGCCGCCGAGGTACTTGAAGGTGACGCCGGTGCGCAGCGTGTGCGACGCGCTCACCAGTCGCCCGGTGACGGCCGTGGTGCCGAACGCCGAGCTGGTGTCGATCCACAGCGACATCATCTGGCCCGGGAGCATCGCCCCGGCGATCGCCGCCGGGGCCGAGTCCGCCGGGCTGTTCGTCGCCAACTTGCGGCACTCGCCGTTGCCGCTGAAGGTCAAGACGCCGTCCTCGGCGGACGCGTCGTTGGACAGCGTCGCCTCGAGGAACATCGCGTAGGCGCCGATGAGCTGCCGTACCGCGCTGTCACCGAACCAGAGCGTGTACGACTCCAGATTGTCGCTGGCCATGGTGCGCACAAAGGCCCAGTCTCGCGTGTTCGTTGCGCCGCTTGGGGTGGTCGCCGCCGTGACGTTGCCGTCGAGGATCCCGTTGAGCAGGAACGGCAGCATCGACGTGTCGATGGGGCCCTCGGTGATCTCGAACGTGGCGCCGGTGCGCGTCATGACGGTGCGGAACGCCTCGGCGAGGACGCCGCGCGACTCCGCCGGACGGTTGAGGCTCTTCGTGGGCGTCACCGAGCCGCCCAGGTGAATCAGGTGCGTCGGCGCTGCGATCGCCGTGCCCCGCGTGGATTCGATCGACGCCAGCAGCGTCTCAAAGGCTAGCTCGACGGCCATTGAAGCCCTCCCTAGGTTATCGCGATCGGATGACGGTGAACTGATACGATCCGCCTGTGATACCAGACAGACCCGTAAACTGCAGATATGCGGTGCGCAGCGATCCGTACTCCATGGCCAATCGCGCAATCGTGTTTGCAGCCATACTGACGCTGGCAGTGTATGCCGCGCCTTCGCTGTTGACCATTGAGAGCACACGACTTGCGCCGGCGGCATTGGTGAACGTCGCCTGAATGACCGAACCATTGGGTAGGTAGCTGATTTCGACTCCACTAGTAGCTGGGGCTATCAGCCATTGGATCAGGACCGCGACCGTGTTGTATCCAGCATTGACCACTGGGATCTCCCAGAAGATGGTTCGCGCTCCGCCGGCACCCGAAGTGAACAGGAAATCATTTGCGACGCCCTGCGTCGCACCATTATTCAGCACGTCGTTGACTTCGCCGCTCGGCAGTGGCGGAATATGTGTCCCGGTGGGATTCGTGGTGTTATACGTGCTGACGCGGTATCGTGCCAGCGCGAGTGTATCCTCGTTCGCGATGGTCACCGGCAGCGAGTCGCTACGGTTCTGCACGCCAATCAGTGGATTGCCACTGGTATCGACCAGCACCGCCGCCCCGGCGAGGTTGCCGCTGCCCACGTCGATGGCCCGCACCGTGCGTGTGGTCGTGCCCGACGGGGCCGACGTGGGTTCCAGGATGTCGTAGTTGTCTGCCATGCTATCCCCTCAGCCGCTTGTCATGCACGTTGGTGGCGATGTCGACGGTGCGATACTCGCTGCCGTCGGCGACGATCCAGCCGGTCGTGATCGTGTCGATGGTCGCGCCGCTGCCGGCAGTGATCAGCCCGGCCAGCGTCCGGTTGGTGTCGACGTCCATCAGATCGAGCGCCGCGCTCACGTAGTACCGCACATCGCGCTCGGCCTGCTCAGTGTCGCGCCACGACAGCATTATACGGGTGATCAGACGATACCGCACGGCCACGAGGCGCGTGTTGCTGCCCGCGCTGGTCGTTGCGTCGGTGCGCTCGACGCTGTCCAGCAGGGTGTACAGCATCGGCGGCGCCTGCACGGCGCGTGGCTCGTAGGCCAGCGTCGCCGTGATGCCCGTCATCGTCGACCACACGTGGTTCAGATTGGCGACGATGTCCTCGAGGCGATAGCTCATGCGCCACCCACGATGGCCTTGCCGGCCTTGTCGATCTCGCCGCGGATCTTGTCCTGGCTGTCCTCGAGCGCCCACACGAGGAACGGGCGATGCTTGTGCACGTACTTGCCATAGACCACGTTGGTGCCCACGATGCCGCGCTGCTCCGAGCGCTGCACCTGGCTGGTGATCGATCGCCGCAGGTTGCCGGTGAGCACCGGCGTGTAGCGCCCCGACGTCATGTCGCGCGAGACGCGCCCGCCAGCGTACCGGATCGGGCGTGGTCTGGCAGTGCGCGGCCCAGCCTCCTTCGTGCGCGCCAGCACGAGCGCTGTGGCGCGCGTGAGCAGGCGGGTCAGGATCTCCTCCTGCCGCGCCGGATCGAGGTTGGCCAGCAGGCGATCGAGCCCGTCGATGGTGATGCGATCGGCGGTCACGTCACCACCTCGCGCCACTGCGCCCGCGCACGGTGGATGACCATGCGCTGCGTCGCGTTGATGCCGCCCACGTAGCTGACAGCGCCGCCGCCCTCGACGCCCTGCACCTCGCTGTACAGCCCGCGGTCGCGCTGGCGCCACGCGTTGACGGCCAGCTCGAGCGCGACCTGCTGCACGTCTGCCGGCGCCGGGCCGTAGCCCCACACTGCCGTGATGCGATACGCCGCATGCGCGCGCCACCGTGTCTCGGCGTCGGCGGCGATCAGGTAGCCGGCCTTCTGCACGTAGTCGTCGGGATCGATGGTCGTGCCGGTCGTCGACGTGAGCTTGGCCACCTCGACGACGGCCGTGACGCTGCCGTGCTGGTGCGCCGGCAGGCGCATGTAGGTCGTGCGATACGGCTCGCTGCGCACGACCTCGGCGGAGGCCGCGCCGTACGCTGCGTACTCGACGGGCAGCAGCGCGCTCTCAACCATCGCGCAGGCCCGATCGAGGATATCCTGCAGCAGCGCATCGAGCGCCACCGCGACGGTGACCGACGGCGTGGTGCCGCCGGTGAGGCTGTTGGTGCCCAGCGTGAGCGGCGACGCGATCCGGGCAGATCGCGCCGACCACACCACCAGGTAGGGCCCGCCCGCCGAGCCGTACACCGTGACCGGTGCCGCATCGCCGGACGTCGCGGCCACCGTCGTGATCGCCGCCTGCACCGTCGCCGGCGTGGCGTTGTATGCGATCGCGACTGTGGCCGTGCCCTGGTAGACCAGCGTGTAGGTGCCGCCCGTCGGCGCCCCGGTGACCGTGACGCGCTGCGCGGCGCGATCCGGCACCTGGTCGAGATACTCGCGCAAGTCCGTCACGGTCAGTCCGAGTGCCATGTCAGAACTCCATGATCGTGACGCGGACGACGTGCGTCGACGACGGCACAATGCCGTACAGCGTCTCGCCGGGCGGGATCTGGATCTCCGTCATGACCTTCGATGACGAGGTCAGCGTGAACCCGGCGCCGGCCACGACGGTTGCCGGGCCGAGCGTCACGTCCTGCCCGCCGCTGTCGCTGAACAGGTGGATGTGGCAGCCATTGCTGGCCGCCGTGTGGATCGCTGTCGGGCTCGTGGTGATCGTGACCGACTTCGCCGTGATCGGCATGGCGCCCTCCGTCAGACCAGCGACCAGCTGATGTACGCGTTGCCGACCAGCCCCGCCGATGCGCCGCTGGCCACCGAGCCGGTGACGAACTGCGTCGACGTGACCTTGCGTGACATCGAGCCGTTGGTGCCGGCGTTGGTGGCGCTGTTCAGCACCTTCGCCGCCGTGGCCAGCGACTGCCCGTCAAGCAGCGTGTCGTTCAGCGTGGTGGCGTTCGCCGCGACGCCGACATCGATGGTGCATGCGCCGGTGGTGAACGTCGTCACGTCGAGGATCACCGAGTGCACGATGATCGCCGCGCCCGCCGGGTTCGCCCACGCGAAGACGCCGCCCGCGGTGTCGACGGCCGCCAGCGCGACCTTGTCGACGCGGATCAGTCCGTTGAGCGTCGCGCCGCTGGCCGCCAGTGTGCCGGAGACGGTGAGCGTACCACTCACCGTCTGGCTGCCACCGACGACCCACGACTCCCCGCCCTGCTCCTGGTAGTTGGAGCTGTTGTAGGTCATCGTAGTCCTCCTTACGCGCCGCTGACGACCTCAGCCGCCGCCGCCGCCGTGCTCGAGAGCGCCGCCGGGGCCAGGCGCGGGCCGTACCGGATCGCGATGACCTCCCCGAACGCGATGTTGGCCGTGGCGCTGGTGCGCACCGCCTGCACGTACCGCTGGCGCGGCTCGCGCACATCGACGATCAGGATCTTGCCGTTGACGTCGTCGTTCACCGCGCAGGTGACCGCCGCCGATGCGCCGGTGATCAGCGCCATGCCGGTGTCGCTGTCCGCGGTGTTCTGCTCGACCTTCAGCGTCGCGACGCCCGTCGCTGCGCTGTCGGTGATCGTGGTGACGAACAGGACGCCGTCCCAGCCCTGCATGTCCAGCCGGGTCGAGTTGCTGTCGGTGTTGTTCGCGTTGGAGATCGCCGCGCCGACGTACGCGACCTCGACGTTCTCGTTGAGCTGCCCGATGTGTGCCATGGGTTCCTCCTCAGGCCAGCTTCAGGCGCTGGAATGCCTCGGCGAGCACGGGCTGCCCGTCGACGTACGTGCGACCGATGTAGCCGATCTGATCGGTGCTGGCGTAGAGCTCGGCGAGCACCTGCAGCTCGTAGCGCCCCGTCTCGGCGATGTAGTAGTACGAGAAGTCACCGATGATGGCGACATACAGGCCGGCGGTGTAGGTGTTCGGCGCGTACTCGCTGACCAGGTACGGCACGTCCGCGATGGTCGCCGGCAGGCCCTGCGTGATGCCACCGCCCGGTCCAAGCCCCGGCGACCACAGGTAGTTGCCCGAGCCGTCCTTCAGCTTGCGGATCCGCGCGATGGTGTCGCGGTGCATCACCCAGCGCGTCGCCGGGCGCGACCAGTAGGCCGCCTTCAGCGCGTGCTTGGTGTCAAGGATGTTGTCCGCGGTGAACGACGTACTCGCCGACGCCGTGGTGTCACGCGAGGTCGGGATGCCCTGCACCGACGCGGTGAACACGCCGAGCGGCTGGCCGCTGGCCCCGGTGCCGGTCAGGAACGCCTTCTCCTCGGTGATGCCGAACTTGTAGGCGAGCCGGGCCTGCACCCACTGCTCGATGTTGACGCGCGACTGGTTCACCAGCGTGCGGCTGATCTTGACTTCCTTGCTGAGCCGCGTGGGCCGCAGCGTGCGGAGGCCGGTGCGCATCGCCGTGTCGGTGGTCACGCTCGCCACCTCGGTGAGCCAGTCGGCGTCAGCCGGATCGGCGTCCCACGTCGGGGCGATCAGCTCGGTGCCGACGTCCATCGGGATCACCGTTGCCAGACGGCGCAGAAACACCTCGTCGTCGATGAACTTGATGATGCCGTTGGCCAGCACCGCCGGAGCGACGAGGTAGCCGCCCTGCGCATCGACGCCGGCGGAGAGGTCCTTGCGCTCGGCGGCGCTCAGCATGCCGCCCTTGAACCAGTTGCGCACGAGCTGCAGCTGGCGCTGCTCCACGTCGCTACCCGACGCGGCGCCGCCGATGCCGAGGCGCTGCTGCGGCGCGCTCAGCTGGGCCATCGCCGACGCTGCCGCCGCATCGCGCTCCAGGCGCTTGGCGTCGGCCATCTTGGCGTCGAACTGCTCCATGATGCGGTCGTACTGGGCCGAGTCATCCGCGCTCAGCCCCTTCGGGTTCTCCAGCAGCGATCGCGCGCGGCCGTAGAGCTCCGTCGCCTCGTTGTACAGGCTCTGGGTGTTCATGAGGTTCTCCCACTCCGCAGCAGCGCCAGTGCCGCCGCTGCTACCCGCAGTTGGCGTTCTCGACCATCCACCGGCAGAGCGGGTGCGACACGCGCGGCGCGCTCCTCGTCGGGATCAGGCTGATTGATCAGGCGCACACTGGTGGCGCCGAGCTCGATCGCCGCCTCGGCGATCTGGTTGATAAGCTGTGTGTCGCGCGTCGAGTGCCGTGCCCCGGCCTTCATCGCCGCCCGCAGCGCGTGCAGCAGTGTGCCCAGCGGCATCGTCGTGCTCCGCGCCTTCGCCGCGACCGTGGCGCTGTTCGCGCCCCAGTTGACGTCGCTGGTCTCGTAGAGCTTCAGCTCGCGCAGGTTGCGGATCACGCCGAGCGGGCTGCTGGCGTTCTCCTCGAAGTCGAACCGCACGGCGTCGAAGGCGAAGCTCATCTCGAGCGGCGCGCCGCTGCGGATCGCCGTCAGCACCTCGTTGGCGCGCGGCGTGTCGAGGTACGTCCGCGTCACCTCGGCGCCGCCCGTCGCCGTCGGGGCGCGCATCAGCACCTCCGCCGGCAGCGCCTGGCGCGGCACCTCGCGGATCGAGTCGATCAGCGCGATCGGCGGCGCGTCCATGTCGTGCTGCCACAGATGCAGCACGCGCCCGGCACGCTCCGACAGCGTCTTCGAGAACGCGCCGTTGTGGATGATGTCGGCGTAGCTGTCCATGTTGCCGAACACCGAGAAGATGCCGGTCACCGTGCGATCATTGATCGACGACGGCATCAGGAAGCCCGCCTTGCGCTCGTGGCGCGACGCGCGGGACCGCTGCGATCGTTCCATGCTGGCCACCTGCTCCTCCGCCCAGCGCTGCGCCCGCTCCGACTGGCGCCGCGTGCCACCGCCCCACAGCGCGTGCGCGACGACGCCCGGCGACGGGTAGTCCTCGTGGTCCGGGTTCGCCGCCGGCGCGTCGAGGTCGGCCATGTGCCGCGCGAACCACGCCGCCATCCGGACGGCCTTGTCCTCGCTCACGAACCCGTCGGCCATCTGCCGCGCCTCGCGGATCGTGCGCTCGACCACGCCGTCGCCCGACAGGCCGTCGCGGTGCCACTCGAGGCCCCGCCGCGCGTTCGCGCGCAGCCAGGCCGGCGCGTCGACCTTCGTCTCGGGCACGGGCGGCGCGACCTTGCGTCGCTCCTCGTCGTCGTCGTCCATCTCGGCCACGTAGGAGTCGATGATGGCCCGCGCCTCGTTGACGATGTCCTCGTCGAGGTCAGCGGTCTGTGGCAGGCGCGACGCCGCGGCGCGCAGGCCGCTCGACAGCACGTACAGCTCGCCGTCGATCACGTCGGCGATGCCGAGCTTATAGCTGCCGCGCAGCTCGGGCCGCTCGTCGTCGTACACGAGGAACGCCCGCCGCGCCAGCTCATAGTCGGGCTCGTCGCTGTCGAACATGGCCAGCTCGAAGACGCGCCGCGCCGCGCCCGGGCCGTCCCAGCGCAGCGTCTCGTTCAGTGGCAGATCCGTGTCTGCGCCGATGACCCATGCCATGTCGCACCTCCTGCTGCGTGACAGTATACACTACAGCCCATCGCTCAGCACCGGGCTGAGCGTACACCGACAGTTGGGATGCGCCGGCACCTCGATGCCGTTCTCGAATGGCGAACCGAGCGCGACGATGCGCCCGTTCAGCGCGTTGCACACGGGGCAGGCCGTCGTCTCGGCGACCCACTGCATCCGGTCGACGTCCCCGCTCTCCTGCCACGCCAGCACCTGGCCGCGGCTGTACGCGTACGCCGCCTCCGTCACCGCGACCATGAAGGCGCGGTACGGCGCATCGAACGGCCGCACCGTCGTGCCGTCGGGCAGCGTCTCGGTCACGCCGCGCAGCAGCTGCGCCGCTTGGTTGTAGCTGATGCCCTCGGCATCGACGAGCGCCATCACGCGCCGCACGTCGTCGCGCGTCGTGTCGGCCACGCGGCGCACCTTCTGCGCCAGTCCGGCGATCGTCTCCTGCACGCGCGGGTTGCGCAGGTCGAACGCCGTGCCCAGCTGCACCTGCTCCCCGGCGCGCTCCCAGGCGCGCTCGAGCAGCAGCGGGTAGAACGCCCGCATGATGATGCTGATCTCCGTGCCGTCGTCGAGCGCGCCGACCACGGTCTCGACCTGCGCCGGCGTCGGTGGCGTGTAGTCGTCGCTCATACGTTGCGCGCCTGCTCCTCGGCAGCGCGGCGCTCGGCGATCGCGTCGATCTCCTGCGCTGCCGTGCGGTACTGATCGTTGACGTAGCGGCGCAGCCGCCGGAACATCGACTCGGCCACGTCGTCGATCGGCGGTGGCACGTAGTCGGCCACCGGATGCGGCGAGCGCGCCGGCGCCTTCAGCGCGCGCGTCTCGACTGGCGTGTCGTCCGCCGGTGCCGCGGCGGGCGTCGGCGCCAGCGTCGGCATGCCGATGACCGGGCTGTGCTGCGCGTCGAGCAGCTGCACGCTCGTCGGCAGCGCATACACGTCGCCGGCATCATCGATCGGCAGCGCCAGCGCCTTGCGCGCCTCGTTGCGCGTCATGATGCCCGCGTTCCACGCGTTGATGGTGCGCTCGACGCGCGCCGCCTGGTCCTCCTGCAGCGCGGCGACCGTCGACAGGTCGTAGCGCACCACGACGCCGAAGAGGTCACCCAGCGCCGTCTGGATCTCGCCTTCCCACATGCGCCACAGCGGCACCAGCGTCTGCTGCGTGTAGCTGATGCGCGCCTCGGCGTAGTTGCTGTACGTCGAGCGGTCGAGGCCGATGCCGAGCCCGGCGACGATCGCCGGCACGCGGAACGCCGCGGCGATGTGCGCCTCGGGCACGCGCATCAGCGCGTCGAACGCCAGCTCGGCCATCGACATGCCGATGCGCGACACCGTCACGCCCTCCTCGAGCACCGCGACGCCGCCGCGCTGGTCGCCGCCGTAGCGCTCGCCCCACTGACCCTTCATGCGGTTCACGGCCGTGTCGTCGAGGATCGTGCCGACCGGCGTGGTCAGCACCACGCGCGGCATCGCGTCGTTCTTCAGCAGCGCCCGGACGTAGCGCATCGCCTCGTTGGTGGCGTCGACCTCCGCGGCGACGGCGACGAGCGGCGGCAGCGCGACCCACGGCTGCTCGAGGTCGACCGACGGCCAGCGGATCTGGATGACGTCCTCGACCGGCACCGGCAGCTCCGTGCCGTCCGCGTTGACGTAGTCGTAGCGCGCGATCCACATGCGCGCATTGGGGTCACTGGCGGGCACCGGCACCATCTGCCCGGCGTGGTACGGCCACAGCTCGACCGGCGTGCCGCGCCGATCGCGCACGACGTGGATGTAGGCGCTGCCGCCGACCGCAGCGTACACCGCCAGCAGCGTCCAGAACTCGCGCTGCGAGTGCATCGCGTTCGGTCGCGCCAGCAGTCGCGCCAGCGGCGAGCTGCCCATCTCCTCGCCCT